ATATTATATATTATTTGGAAATATAGTTATTATGAACTATAATGGGATTTGTATATTTTTTAGACTCTGTAAGTGGGACAGAGTATTTGGTTACTTATATATAGTAGAAATTAATAAAAATTGATACTATTTTTTATTTCTACGTTTAGCAGCATTAATTTTTTTTCTCTTAGCTGCTGAGGGCTTTTCATAGAAAGCTCTATCACGTAATTCCATCATCAAACCACTATCCTTAACTTTATTTTTAAACCTAGATAGGGCATTGTCTATATTGTTTTTATGAACCAGTACTGTTAAGCCCGGGGGATCTTTTAGTATTCTTCGCTTCACGAATAACCTCTTTTAGTATGTTTTTAATTCTTCTTTTTAATACGGACTCTGTTAGTTTTCTAAGATACTTCTCCGCTAAATATCTCTCTTTACCATATTTTGCCTCTGACCATTTTTTTCTTAGTGTCTTAGGCATAGTATCATAGTTATCAGATAACTGATTGTTTACGAACCAAGCCACCCGTCTAGCATCTGCAATGACTAATCTTTTGTATCGATTTTCTTCAAGTGTCTTCATCCACGTACGTATTTCTTTAACTGTGACTCTTTTCATTTTTTATATCCGTTAAAGTTGGCACCAAAATGTAGTATTTGTTTAAGAATTGTCTTGAGTTTCATCTTCTTCTGTTAGTTGTGCTTCGCTCAAACACCCTCTTGATACTGCAGTGTGAGCATCCTCTATTAGTATAATTTCACTGATTTCTAGAGGGAAGGTCTCTGGGTCAAACTGTTCATTAAAAACTTCAATAAAACCTTTAACTAGAGAGGTACCTCCTCCAATTACTATTGGCACTGGCTTTGGAAAGTTTGGAACGTTTGCTGCTCCTTCAAACTGAGCCTTTAGATTAACCAATAGATAGTTAATTAATGCTCCATAATATGATCTCAAAGCGTGCATTACTGCAAATTCTTCTGTACTTTCACCATATATGTCCTGCATTACACCTTTAGTCAAATCTAATTGTGTAGAAGATTCTTTTATATTTGACACCTTAGCTACTGGTACACCAGTATCCATTGCCACGTTGTTATCTATCCAATCTCCACCTCTGGAAACTGCAAAGCTCAATGCCGTCATTCCTTGATACATAACGGCTATGTTACACATACCAGCACCCATTGAGATACTGACACCAGTGAGTTCGTTGTCGACTAACCCCTCATATCCAAGAGCTACTGCTTCTTCAACCTTGTGTGGTTTATATCCATAACTCTCTATAATTGTACTCAACACATCATCGTGATAAGAAACTTCACGCTCTACGTCTATGGGTTTAGATGGTATACAATATACACAAATCTCGTCTTTCTTTGACTTACCCAACAATTCACCTATAATGGCATTGAGGATTGGAAGACTATCCTTTTCTGTTGGATTCAATAAACCATCCTTCATAGGACGTCTCAGTGTTGCTGTACTAAATATTTGAGCATAATTGAAAGCATGTTTTCCTACAATGTGCACTTTACCAGCCTTCTCGACAAACGGTATACGTTGTCTCTTTAACATTCTCTTGGATTGTTCAGCATCGCCATCCACGGTTAAGAATGCATTACGCTGCTTCTTAATTGATTTTTCACGTGCTGAAATGTAAAACGATGTTCCGCAGTCTAAACCTACAGCCATATAACCTCCTAAATAGAACGTACAGAGACGTTCATTTTTATCATTTGTTCAATAACATCATCAATGTGTTTCATGGGAAGTTCTAATACTTCTTTACCGCCCTTCTTGGTTATGTTATATCCGTCTTTGCTAGAGGAGTTCCCTTTTGGTACGTTGAGTTTTTTCATAATAGCCAATACCTTTACTCGAGACTTTTTATCTCTGGGCATTTCTAACTTCATCATACGTCCTTCTGATATCACCTCTTTTACTAATTCTTTTAATTCTGCTCTTGATATCTTTATTTTTTGTTCACCGTTAGGTCTAGAAGCTTCTACTTGCAACTCAGCCTGTATGTGTTGTGCCTCAGTCTTGAATGGGGGTAAATCTTTGTCTGTGTATACTCTACCCGTTTCTATCTTGGTAATTAAATCTGCTAAGTTTTTCATTATTTATTCCTGAGTTGTTTTAGCTTGTCTTTTTGAGTTACAACCAATTTTTTTTCCACACTATCCATCTCTACGTTAATGCTATCCGGTTTACCGACCATGACAGCACTCTTACTGTGAGTTTCCACCACACCTATTGGTTTGTGCTGTGGATCTTGAAGTATTGGTGGTTTGGTTTGGATAGCTCGAGTAGCCTGTGATGTTGTTCCTTGAGGAATAATACGACAAAGTACCCATATTGCAGCTACTATCTGCCAAATTGTTGCTGATATGACAATAAGAATCCATGCTAGTACTCCAAGCACTATGCCTGATCTATTGCCTTAGAAATTTTATCTCTGCGATTCTTTAGATATTCATCCGATGAATCTGTATCTCCATCATTATCGATGTCACCATCTTCCTTACCCACTGGATCCATTTCTTCTCTGATATCATAATATCTGTTCAGTATTCCACCCATATCCTCATACAGAGCGACTAATCTTTCAGATAGAGCTTTATGATCTTTTGCTGTGGACTTAAATTCTTTTACCATTCCAGTCATGGACTTCATGTTACGATTGACGCTAACCTTGTCAAACCAGTCATCGGTTTCCGTAACTATGTGTTGTTGTGCAGATTCTGCCATCTTGACCAATTGCTCCGCTATCTCCATAATATTATGCTCACCGTATAGTTTCTTGCCAACAAGACCATACTCGGATACTTGCTTGCTAACAGCTCTACCGTCAATCCGTTCCTGATTTTCTTCAAAAACCTCAGACAATAGGGTTTTTAACTTTTTCATAATACTCTCCTGATGTTATTTACAGATCTAGGTCTGTTTTTTTAAAATCTTTTAAATTCTTGACTACTTTTGATAGATCCCCGATCTTACCAATAATAAATTCTTTTGATGCTACACCCAAATTTATCTTACCACTACGTTGTATATACAAAGGTAATACATCACTTTTATTGGAAGATTTAACCGTATAGAATCCACCCCATACATCGTTACCTATGAGTCCTTTTTTCATTGGCTTGTACTTGAGTACTTTAATTCCCGACATTTTCATGGCCTTGAGCAAAAAATCTTTTATTTCGTGTTCGTCTGCATTTATTCCCGAACGTCCTGGCATTACGTTTAATGCTTCTTGAACTGGTACTATATAAACACCTTTCATCATAGGTAATCCATAAGGATTTTGATTGGTTGAATGATTTTTATTCTTAGTATATAAGTTATACACTGTAGCTGGCTTACCATATAGCTTAGCCTTTACTTTTTCAACTTTATAAATCTTGGCGCCGGCTGTTTTTTTCATAGAATTTACTTTTTTTAAAGCATCTGCTTTAGAATACATTTTCATTCCACCTAATTCTTCTGGTGTTTCATTTATGGATTCATTTGCTTTTTTAAGTGCTATCTTTACTCGCTTATGGTGTGATAATCCTCTTCTAATTTTTTCAATCCCCTTAATGGCTCCTGTCATATTACCACTCATTGATTTAGCTATTTTTTCTGCCTGTTGAATCTGTCGGAGTATATTTTCGTCTAAAGATTCTTCTTCAACATTCATGCTATCTAAATGAGCTTGAATTCTTTTTGCTTGACCCGCATGCATCTTGGAGGCACCCTCAAGTTCTTTAACTATTTTCTTTAATTCTGGTATGTCCTCTTTTAGTATTTCTTCATTTACAGATTCTTTCTTAACTTGTCGGCGCATTAAATCTGCTATTTTCATTAAGGTTTCTTTATCCTTCTTAGTCAACATAGCCATTTGTCTCTCTTTAGCTAACTTTTCAAGCTTTTCAGCTTCCTTCTTCATATCAGACTTAGACATGACTTCTCTGACCATTTCTTTAATCTCGCTACGTGTAATTTTCATTGTTGCATTCTCCTTAACGTGCTCTGGCTTCCCTTTGTGTTTGGTGGAAGCAAAATCTTTTGCTGACTTTTTAGTCATGTTCTTAGCAACCTTTTTGACGGAATTAGGAGCATTTTTCATATCACCTTTATTGTAAGAGTGCACCATACCCATAAAACGTTGTTGAGCCTTAGACTTAGCGGGCATTATAATCCTTTTGTAAAGTGGTTGATAATTTTACCGAATCCATTGTCCGTAATTCTTCTTTTAATCTATCTAACTGAGAAGGCTTAACTTCTACGACTCTAACCTTCTTTACAACTTTTTTATTGGGACTACTACCTAACATGATACGTTTGTAAGAGCTGGACACTAAGTTCCTCTCATGATATCATTGATAATTGTCTCTACCTTGTTCCATTTATTAATCCGTTTGGATTTATCAACGCCCTCATTCATAGGATACATAAACGCTCCATGAGTGGATGGGTTAGATACAAAATCAAATGCTATCAATTCAAAATCATCTTGAACTTCTACAGCATCATCTTCGTGAATTTCTTGTACAGATCCCAGACCTCTACTTGATATACCCAACTTGATTCCCGACTTGAATAATTCTTTTAAAATGTTACCACTTGGAGTACTCAAAACTTCAACGGTACCTACTAGATCATCATCTTTCCAGTGCATTTCCGTAATATTATGGGATGCATTTTGTAAATTAACTACTGAGCTATCCGGATGGTCTAACTCTCCGAGAGCTCTACGTTCTTTTATTTGGGTATCCGAGTACTGCTTAGCTTCCCTCATTAAAATATCTCTGGGGTATATTCTACCGTTTTGATTTTTAGCTCCTGCACGCTGTAAAATGCCTTGTACGATTAATTTTCCATTGTTCTTATCAATGGATTCGTTTATAGCTATGGGCGATACATCAAAATTGATAACATCTACTAATAATTGTTTGTTCATTATAAGCCTCCTCTATAAACAAAAGTAACTGCATTAGCGTCATCAAGGTCTCCATCGCGACGACTACCACTCCAAGCTACTGGATTAATATCTAATCTAATTGGTTCCGCATCCCCATGTACTGTTATTGCTGGCACGTAAGTTTCTCCACCACCCTCTACTCCTCCACTCAACGAACCTTCAGAACATGTAGTCTCGTATAAAAAGTTAAATGAACCGCTAGTATTAACTATTACATGAGATGCTCTTTCAGCTATTTTGGTTACTGGTACAGCCTTGGCCTGACCAAATGATTTTACTGGCGTGGGTGTTGGATATGATTTTGTTGGATCATCTACGCTTTCGCCTCCTACTCCATAGTTTGCCATTATGTTCTCCTATTTAGCCCATATGGCACGTTTAATCCATATGTCTCTAAGTATTGATGCTACTTCCTTTCGGATCATGTCTCGCACCTGTTTTAAATCTTGGTTATCCAAATCTTCAGCTAATTTATATCCCGTAGCCTTTAGATATGGCTTTAATTTTTTCTTTTTATCCGACTTGCTTTTACTAAAAGCATATGGAGTGCTGTAGCCAGGAACATCAGCAGTAGTTGATATCTCTTCCAGTTCAGGTTGTAGATAGCCTCGTATGAGGTCTTTAACTTTTTCTTTTTGCGCCTCTGTCACGTCGTATCAGTTCCTTTTCTAATTCATAATATCGCATTACTTGTAAAACAGAACTATCAGCTACCAACTTACCCTCATTTGGTCCACAAAATTTATCTATACTATTTACAGCTTCTTGTAGCTTGATTTTTGTTATTTTGTGACCTACCTTTGAAATATGTTCGTTTAATGATTTTTTTAAATCACTAACACAACCGTTTATAAATTCTTTTAGTGAATTTGTATTCGATACGTTATTAATATATTCTTTGAGTAGGTGCTTTTGCTTACCATTGAGATATTGATATTTAGCATTGAATCTTTCTAACAATATCTTATATGTCAATACTCTAAGCTCGTCACTAGATTGTAGCTTTTTACCAACCGAGTCGTTTAAATTTACTTCAGGAGCTGATGTTATATTTTCAACTAAATTGAAATGAGTTTCTGTTTTTTCTTCAGGATTCAACTCATCGCCATATTCAAATAGTTTATAAGCTGATGCGTAACTTTTATAGTTAGGTATACTTGAAGATAAGAACTCTTGTAAATTGTAATTCTTCTGTATATCTTTAACTAACTGATACTTTTCCTTTCGGAGTTTACTTCGATTAAGTTGTTTGAATGAAGTGCTTACTTCATTGATAAAAAATTGAGCCTGCTTATCCGTCTTATATTTTTGATTAACTATCATGTTGTATAGTGTTCGTTCTTTACTAACTTCAGTCTTAGCGTTAAAATAGTTTTTGGTAATGGATAAAGCCGGACTCTTGGAAGTCTTGTTGAGCACATCCGCAGTAATTTGTCTGACCAGGAACTCAAAGAGTAATCCTGTGTTTTTTAGCTTATTGTGCTTGACTTTTTTAGATTTCATGTATAAGTCCCCAGTTGCTGTGTATACAGTATTTCATATATAAGTAGTAATCAAACATCGTTTTCATCCTCTAAAAGAATTTGTTCGTTCAGCAAACCCTGTGAACTAGTTGATGTTTTAAACTTTTCCTTCAACTGTTGCAGTAAGCCTTCAGACTTAACTGCTGTAGCACCTTTGCTCATAGCAAGAGGCGAGCCCCCTTTAAACTCTCTAGCTCCCATACTTTGTCGTTCATACTTGGTTGCATCCTTGAGATCTTGTGCTGATGATCTACCTCTATTATCACCGGTATCGTATCTAGGACCTTTTTCAGATCCGCCCCATTCTCCGGTTTCTTCTTCCATATCTTCAGCAGCAGCTCCAGTTTCTGCAGGATCATTACCCTCAGCTTCTATTTGATCCATTCTAAATGCTTGTTTTTGATCGTTTATAACGCCTTCAAAAATATCAGATTTGTCTTGTTGATTCATATCAAATATATTATCATAAACCCAATCACGACTAAATAGTTTATTGTCCATTGCTGCTTGAGCTATCTGTATTTGTCTTTCCATTAATTCTAACTTTTCTTGTTCATGAATCATAGAAGGATTCTGTAGTTCGAGATTAAAGTCTAGTAATTCAGCATCTTCAAAACCCTGAGCATACAAATGTACTATTGCAATCTTAGAAAGTTCAGAGACTACTATCTTTTGTAACCTCTCTATAGTACGTGCAAATCTAACATCTTCTGCTGCTAGAGTAGCCTTACTACCTATACTCTCATCATAACCAAGAAAAGCCTTTGGAACTTTTAATGATGCCATTAATTTATTTTTTAAATATTCTATATCATCTATAGCTGCATCATTAGATAAACCTGGTAGAGTTTCTATTTCTGTACCTGAATCCCCTCCTCTGACTGGCAAAAAGTAATCTTCAGTTACGGACTCCATGTTATATCTTAAATTATATTCACCTGTATTTTGATCTATGACGGGTATTTTTTTCATTTTGTTAATAATCTTTTGCATGAAATTATCAACTTCATTGGGTGGTATGTTACCAATATCTAATTTGAATACCCTCTTTTCAGGTGCTCTCATAATCCTATGAATTAACATAGCATCTTCCATAAGAGACAATTGTTTCCAAACTCTTCTACCTCCCTCCAACATAGATTTACCATATGGTAAAAAATTACTATCACTGAGTAATCTAAAATGAGCTATTTCATAATTCTCATACATTTTAGGTTTAGCTGAATTAGGTCTTCTAGAAGATTCATCTCCAGTTATTTCAAAGTTAATTTTTTTAGGACTTTCTGGATCGTGATCTTCCAACCTTCTCACTTCATAAGGTGATAATGGCTTAACATTCACTACACCATACTTATCCATTATATCCATTAATAGGAAAAAATCTCCATACTTTACTAAATTTCTCATCCACGACCATAAATTAAACTCTATGTTCAATATATCATAGAATAAATTATGAAGCACTGAATGGAGTTTACTATTGTCTGTTTGGATGGTTAGTATCTCACCATTAATATTATCAATTGTAGATTCATCGCAGTAGATATCCAAAGCACTACTGATTATAGGATCGGAATCCATAAGCTCATATTCTCTGAATAATTCTG